ACCAGCCATTCCTATGATTTCAACGTCGTAGTGGACACGGCACCGAGCGCGGTCGGTGAAGTTGCTTATGCGAGCATTACATTTACGGCTGGCGCCGACATGGATGGAGTGGTAGCAGGGGATTATTTCGATCTACGGATTTTTCGCGATACGACGCCAAGCTCCGGTACCGACGTTACCGGCGATGCGAGCATTCATTTCATCGAAATTCGAGAGACCTGATGGCCGTCAACCTTCTCGGCGCATCGAATGCGCGTGTTGATTTTGGGGATTTGGCGATTGACGCTGGTGTCACCGCCTTGACGGTTTCCATCACGTTTCTGGCTTCCGCTGTCGCGGACGATGAGCGACTCGCCAGCCATTGGGGAGCTGTCAGCGCAAACCTTGCATGGGTTCTGGCGGTCACCGACACGAACGAGCTCGCTATTGCCGTTTCAGACGGCGGCGGCGGCGGTGCCAGTTTGCTTGGGCGCAAAACCACTGACTTGGATTTTGCGACGGGAACGCTTTATCGCTGCGTGTTCAGGTGGCGTGCCGATCCGAAGGCGATGGAAATATGGGTTAACGGTGTAAATCGCACCGTTGGTATTTTTGCTGGTCTTGATGGTACTCCGGCAACTTTGACCGACTCTTCGAGCTCTATTCAGGTTGGGCATGAGACGGCAGAGGGACTTGACGGCGTCGACGGGGACTATTCCGAGTTCGCCATCCATCCGGTTTATATGCCGGATCATTACTGCATCGCATACGGCAACGGCTATTCACCCAGGTTTTACCCAAGAGCGAATTCGTTCTATTGTCCTCTGTGGAATACGTCGAACCTATTGGACATTTGGAGTAGCGCAGTTGGGTCGAATAGTAGTGGCACCAACGCCGCACATCCGCCTATCATAAAACCAATCGGGCTACATCCTGCCGTTTTTGTCGCGGCCGTCACTGGTGAGATCGCATTGATTTCGTCACAAGTAGCTCTGGTGACCAGCCGACGTATGGTCGCCTATTAAGGGTGCACGGCAATGGCCTTTGGTGATCACAAAGGCTCGCTGACTGCCTCGGTCGCCTCGGTCACCAATCCTACCAACCTCACCGGCTCGGTCTTAGTCGCCGTCGCTGACCTGATCTTCGTCTGCTTTTCGCAGCAGACGGCGCTCACCGCAACGGCGGCGAGCGACAATCTCGGCAACTCCTACACTGCAGTCAACGCCGGCACCGATGCCGGCAACGCGACGATCCGCTGCTTCTATTCGCTCGTCACCGCCGCCGGCACGCTGACGCAGGTGTCGGTCGCCGCCACCGCCTCGGTCAACGACGCCAGTGCCGTCGCCTCGGTGATCGAGGGGCCGTTCCACGTCTCGCCGCTCGACGCCAATCCGGCCAACACGACCGACGGCACTTCGCCACACGATTGCCCTCCGACCGGCACGCTGGCGCAGCGGAACGAAGTGGTGATGGCGGCGTGCGCCATCGCCGCCAACGTCACGCTCACAGCCACCTCGCCCGGCGTCATCACGCAGACGGTCGCCCGCGCCAACGTCTCGACCGGCGTACAACGGATCGTGGTTACCAGTACGGCGACGGTGACGCCGCAGTTCGGCGCCGGCTCGACCGTTAATGCCGCACAGACTACGGCATCGTTCCGCCAGGATCCGACCTTCGCGGATGCCGTCTATCCGTCGCGGTTTCCGCCTCGCGTGCTGCCCGTCGCGGTCATGGCGGCGGGTTTGTTCTGGAGCGGGATGACGCCATCGGCGGTCCCGACGCCGGGTAACAACGATGTCGTCGCCAGCGCCGCATCGATGCCGGTGCCGTATCGGAGGGCGACGCTCTACAAGTCGCTGCACGAGGCGGTACCGATCGTTGCGCCGCCTCCGACGCCGGGTGACGATGCCGTCAAGGCTACCTCGATCGTCATCTCGGTTCCGTATTTTAGGGACCGGCTCTATCCCTCGCTGCATCAGCCGGTCCCTGTCGAGATAACAGGCTGGCAGCAACCGCCCTCTCAGCCGACGCCGCGCGCTACCAGGCCGCAGCCGGAGGCGCTGAGCTATTCCTACTTCCTCGAGGCCGTCGAGGTCGTCACCCTCGACAAATGGTTTTCGCCACTTGCCGAGCCGGTGCGGCGCAAGCCCAGCGTCGCAGCTCTCCCGGCGAACATCAACGATCCGTTCCCGCAAATAACCATCGACTGGCATCGACCGCTGTCGGAGCCAGTGCGGCGCAAGGTTTCGGCACCGCCAACAGAATTCGCGTTCTATTCAGAACCGGTCATCAAAATTGACTGGTATATATCGCTTGCCGAACCGGTCCGACGCAAGGACAGCGTTGCCTCGGTGCCGGCAAGCATCAACGATCCGTTCCCGCGAACGGTCGAAGAATATGCGTGGCATGCGCCGCTGTCGGAGCCGATACGGCGCAAGAAGCCACCGCCTCCGACAGAGTTTTGTTGGGGCTACCTTCACGTCTCGGATGAGCTGATCACACTCGACAAGTGGTTCGCTCCGCTTGCCGAGCCGGTGCGGCGCAAGCCCAGCGTCGCAGCTCTCCCGGCGAGCATCAACGATCCGTTCCCGCGGACCGTCGAGGAATACGCCTGGCATCGGCCGCTGTCGGAGCCGATGCGGCGCAAGAAGCCACCGCCTCCGACAGAGTTTTGTTGGGGCTACCTTCACGTCTCGGATGAGCTGATTACGCTCGACAAATGGTTCGCGCCATTTGCCGAGCCGATGCGGCGCAAGGATAGCGTCGCAGCTCTCCCGGCGAGCATCAACGATCCGTTCCCGCGAACGGTCGAAGAATATGCGTGGCATCGGCAGTTGTCGGAGCCGATCAGGCGCAGGCAACCGGCACCGCCGACCGTCTTTACCTGGGGTTATCTCACCCCTTCGGATGAGATCGTTACGCTCGACAAGTGGTATCAGCCGTTCGCGCGGCCGGTGATTGTCGAGCAGCCAAGTCAGCCGGATGGCTTGATATCGGTCCCGTTTGTCGAGCGCACGGATCGCGTCGACAAATGGCTGCAACCGCTGTCGCAACCGACGCGCCGCAAGGTAAGTGTCGCCAATCAGGCGGCGGCATTCTGGGGTTATTTCACGCCTGCCCCGGAGGTTGTAACCGTCGACAAATGGTTCGTCCCTCTCGGCACTCCCGTCAAATTGCCGGCGGCGCTGCTGGTTGGGCAGCAGCAATGGTTCGCGTTCATTTCGTTGGGCGAGCCTGGTCCTGCACCGGCCAGGAGCACAACTTCGGAACGCGATTTGAATCTCCCGGTGACGGAACGGGACAACACCGCCAGAGGCCAGCGCGAGAACCTAGCCCGCGGCAAACGCCAGAACGCCGCAATCGGCAGGCGCAACAATAACCCTTCAGGCAAGAGGTCGAATTAGAGATATGAGAGCCGGGCGCCTCGATCGTCACATCACCATCCAGCGCAAGAGCTCGAGCTATTCCGACACCGGCGAGCCGATCGACACATGGTCGGCGCTCGCCGCCGACAAGCCGGCCTCGGTGTCGCCGGTGCGCGGCGAGGAGCGGTTTTCCGGCGAGCAGTACATCGCCCGGCAGCAGACTGAATTTCGCGTCCGCTGGTCATCCGATCTCGCCGATCTCACGCCGCTCGACCGCATCATCTATCCATCCGCCGACGCTGGCGATCCGCCGACAGCCTCGATTTACGACGTGATGGCCGTGAACGAGATCGGGCGCCGGGAAGGGTTGCAGATCATCACCGCCAGGCAGACCGACCGATGAAAAACATTCGCGCCGCCGTTCGCGCGCTCCTGCTCGCCGATTCGACCGTCAATTCGCTGGTCGGCGGCGTGCGCATCCATGTCGTGCGCCTGCCGCAAGGGCAAAAGGATCCGTCGATCGTGTTCAACCGCATCAACGAGACCGGCGACTATCACATGCAGGGCGATTCGCGGCTGGCGCAAACCCGCATCCAATTGGATGCCTGGGCATTGCGCAATGATAGCGCCTGCCAACTCGCCGATGCCGCCTATGAGGTCATGACCGGCTTTGCCGGGAATGTCGTCTGGGGCTCGAATTCGCCGACCGAGACCGTCACCATCATGGGCACGTTCCTCGACCAGGGCCGCGAGGATTTCGATCAGGTGGCCGAGCTCTTTCGCATGTCGCGTGATTACATCGTGTTCTACCGCGCATGAAGGTCAAGGTCGAAGGCGTTTCCGAAACGCTCGAGGCCCTGCGCGAGTTGCCAAAAGCAACGTCGCGCAATGTGCTTCGCCGCGCGCTGATCAAGGCGGCGACGCCGATCGAGCAGCAGGCCGAGCAGTCGGCGCCGGTGCGCACCGCGAAACTGAAAGTCTCGATCACTGCCGGCACCGCGCTGTCGAAACGCGAGCGCACGAAGCAACGGCGATGGGAGGGCTCGGTCCCGGTCATGACCGTCGCCGGCTGGCGCTCGGAACCGAAAACGGCCGTGTATGTATTCGTCGGCGCCGGACCGCTACCGCAGGCGCGGATGCAGGAATACGGCACCGTAAACCATGGACCGCAGCCGTACATGCGCCCGGCGTGGGATGCCAACAAGATGAAAGCATTGACGACGATCAAGGCCGACATCTGGCACGAGATCGACAAGGCGCGGGCGCGGCTTGCCCGCAAGGCCGAGCGCATTGCCGCCAAGATCAAATCCACCGCGTAGCTAACCGCGTAACTTCCCCATAGGAGAACGACCAATGACCGACGCCCTGCTCGGCTACGGCAGCCGTTTCGCCATCGACGACGAGGATTCGCCGACCAACTATGTCGAGATCGCCGAGGTTCGCTCGATCACGCCGCCGAGCGAAACCATCGACATGATTGACGCGACGCACATGCAATCGCCGGACCGCCGGCGCGAATTCATTTCCGGGCTGATCGACGGCGGCGAGGCGTCGTTCGAAATGAATTTCATTCCCGGCAATGCCAGCGACCAGCGGCTCAACGTCATCTTGAACCTGGCGGCCGGCGTCTCGCGCCGGCGCAGCTGCAAGATCACCTATCCTAACGGCGTGTACCAGATTTTCGACGGCGAGCTCACCGGCTACGAGAAAACCGTGCCGTTCGATGATCGCATGGGCGCGACCGTGACCTTCAAGGTGACCGGTGCGGTCACGACCTTCGTGACGTGACGCCATGGCAAATCCGCATCGGGGCGAGGTTTCGTTCACCGTTGGCGAGGCGACCTATACGCTCAAATTCGGCACCAATGCCTGGGCCGAGGCGGAGGCGGCGACCGGGCTCGGCACCGTTGCCATCATCGCCGCGGTCATGGGATGGAGGGATCCGGAAAAAATCAGTTTCGGCATGTTCCGAAAACTGATGTGGGCGGGCTTGCGCAAGCATCATCAGGGCTTGACGCAGGAAGCGGTCGGCGACCTGATCGACGAGGCCGGCGGCTTCATGGCGCTGCAGGAAACATTTTTCTCGGCCTGGAACAAGGCCTGGCCGACGGCGGATCCGGACATGCCGGCGAGCCCTACGAACGGGCGTGGGACTGGAATCGGCTTAGACGAGATTTCATCGCGCTAGGCTACGATCCGGACTCGTTCTGGGATCTCACGCCCGCAGAATTGCAACTCTATTTCGATGCCGCGCAGGATCGCAATGATCGCGCGCACAATGCCCGCGCGTGGATCGCCTATCACGTCGCCGGCCTGGCGCGGGTGCGAAAGTTTCCATCGCTGCGCTCGCTCGAGATCCATCGCCGGCCGCGGCGGCAATCGTGGCAGGAGCAACTCGACGTCATGCTGATGTTCCGCGGCACGACCGTGCACCTATCGAAGGATAAGCAGAATGGCTGACATCATCGGCGCGGTGCGCGTCGTTCTCGGCGCCGATACTGCCGCTTTCGAGAAAGGGCTCGGCGGCGCTGCAAAGCGCATGGAGCAATTCAAAAAGGACATGGCGCTCGCCGGTGTCGCCATCGGTGCTGCCGTCACCAGCGCTGCGATCGGGCTCGGTGTCGCCATCAAGCGCTCGATCGACGAGGCCGACAAGCTCGGCAAGATGGCGCAGGCTTTCGGCGTGCCGGTCGAGGAGCTCTCGAAGCTCAAGCACGCCGCCGACCTTTCCGACGTGAGCCTCGAGCAACTCGGCACCGCGCTCGGCCGGCTGTCGCGCAACATGAGCGATGCCGCGGACGGCACCGGGCCTGCAGCGGATGCATTCCGCACGCTCG